CTTGAGGAAGGAACATATCCTTTCGGGAAGTTTTTAAGACCCATGTACCTATTATAGTATCTCTATAGAGAGAAGCAAGTCATAATACTTATTACGTTTATTCTTAACTAAGCGATTAAATCGAGCTTTCCATAAAATATCATTTTGATGAATATGAGACAATGTGTAATCAAAATATATTATATTATCTTTTCTAATAATATTAAACGGATAAAGTAGTTCAGTTTTTTTATTATTAGCGAAAATTAATCGAATATTAAAATCTTTAATATCATATAATATTACTTGTCCAGTTCCTAGTGTCCTCTTTTTAGAGGTAATCTTAATAGTATTAAGTAATAATGATTTTAATGTATCTTCTATTAACTCATATGTCATGTGTTCATAAAATCCAATTTCTGTCCTGCCGACATAGGAACAATCTTTTCATTTAAATATGTCCAAAACGTTTGATCGGCTTCTAATGTACTAATTAAATCTACAGTATCGCAATTTATAGTTCTATAATCTTGCATTAATATATCCCAAGTTATAATTAAATTTTCTTGATTAGGATTATATTTAAGGCCTTGATGAGGAGGAGCATAATTTAAAACAACACGTCCTTCAACTGAATTCAAAAGCTGTACATTATTAGTACACAACATTCGACGAGTCGCTGGGCGACCTGGTTTGGAGTTCCGTCTAGCAAACTTAACCTCACATACTTTATCTAATAATGTAGCTTTAAGAGTTGCAAGGCTAGTTATCATGTTCTTCTAATTCTTCACAAATACCAAAAAACCGTTCTTCATTTATAAAAATACAGTCTCTAAGAGACTCATCGTATCCTTTAACTGACATATTATCAACCTTTATTCCCTTATCATCCGGGAAGCAAATAATATCTCCAACGGTAGTATACTCAACTTTAGGTCCAATTAATATAACCTTTGCTAGACGCCACGTACGTTGAACTTGCGCTAAAGGAATATGAATACCATTTCGCATAACAGATTTACCGTCGTTAGCTAAATCAACAAATTGAGCTAAGACGATATCATCCAAAACTTTACTTAGTTTAAAGCCTTGTAGACTGAAGGTATCCGTATTTTGATACTTCTCTAAATCAACTAAACTTCTTTTAGGATTATGATCAAAACTGTCTCTTTGTGAATCAGTTAGATCCATTTTATCGAGCTGCTTTTCATAATGCTGCTTTTGTCTTTTATTCATACTTTTTAATATTTATCTTAAATGTTTCTGAATACAAATCCACTTCACGATGTGACAACTCATACTGCTTACAAACCTTTTCATATATTGTTTTATCTTTTTTTATTTTCTTTGTATAATTAATATATTTTCTTTTTATTTTCGGGATTAAGGCATGTAAGAAATTATAATGTTCAGTGTTAACGCTAAAAACTGCCCCATACTTATTAACGCTATTATTAATAATGGGAGCCAATTGTTTATCTGCAAAAGTTATATACCTATTCACTATATACGATGAATATAATTGTGATGACATAATATCTACGTCAATTTTATCTTTTTCAAATAAAATGTTAGTAACAAAGTCAAAAAAGTTATTTGCTTGTTTCATAATATAGACAGTTTAGGTTCTTTATCAAAACCTCATCAAAATTTTGCAAAAAAATTTGGGACACGGTATCAGCCGCATGCAATAACTTCCTTAATAGGAGAAGCACCCGGGTTTTGCAAAAAAAAATTGGATCTAGGTTTGCATCTTTAAAAGTTAGTTGGTAAAACAGCCAAATAAGGAGTTCTCCCGGGTTTTTGAAAAAAATTTTTGTCCTCACTATAAAACTCATAATGTCAGTTTTGTAGTCGCGATAAATGCGTCATCTGTCATGGAATAGTAGGTATCTATGATAATTTTCATGAATTCTTCCGCCTGGTTGTCGGTTAAATTAGTGGAAAACGCAAAAGCTGGTGCTTTATTCCCCGCAGTCACGTTAATTGCAGTGTGACCAATCGCAACATTGTCTTTTGAATAGGTTATACTTACACTACACTTACCTTTTGGTTGAATAATGCCGTGTTGTTCAAATTCTCTATGTACAATTAAGTCGTCGCCGTCCACTTCGACCGGAGCTTTAAGATATAGCGTCGATAAAACATTTGCAATTTGTGTATTGAATAATCGCTGAAAGAAGACAGCACCCAGAGGGCATAAATTAGGAAGTTCCCAACAAAAATTAACAGCGTCGTCAGAGTAAATAAAATCATTGTTAAGAAGGTCTTCATTGTCAATCATTCCCGCTGCTTCTACCTCCATCGGGGCACGAAACGCAACAATATTACCAATCGGGAGAGTTTTTCTTCGAAAATATTTATAGGCAAACCGTCCATGAATCAAACTTCCATCATAGAGATCAATATCTTTTAAAATCATATGATTATTATAATATAGCTACAAAGAAAATCAATCAAATGAATAATTAAAATATTCTAAATCATCCTTACATAATTCAGTAACAATATCTATAATTTTAGAGCTAGTATAATATTGTTTATAGTCGACTCTCTCGCTTTTTTTTTCGAACCGGTGTTTGGAATTTTTTAATTGCGGGATTACGGTTTCTAATTCTTCATACCTAATAATATTAGTCTCTGGGATGACAATTTCAGTTCTCCATTGATTTGGATATGGCCAATTATATTCAATCCAATTTAATTGTCTCCAAATATATTGTGGTACACCACGACCAGAATAATCCCAATGGTGCGGGCAATTATTCATAACCCAATCTTCAAAAGAAGTAGCATAAGGCGCCGCGGCCTTGCGGCCAGTTCCCGAGCCCAGTTCTTCAACCGAAAGACTTTTATGATAAAAAAACCAAGAAACCATTCTATCAAATGGATTGCGAACAATAGTGAACGGATTATATTTTAAAAATTTCTCAACAGAATTAAATTTTTTAATATCGCCATCTATAATATGAGTCACGTTATTATGAGTCCATGGTGCTCCATGTAACCTAAAATTTTCTTTTATTGTTGTTCCAGCACACTTAGGTATATGTATAAAAATACATTTAGGTGACGGTTTTAAACCTGTAACATCTTCTCCGGGGGAACCGATCAAACTGTCTAAAAAAGAACCGGGCATACCATATAAAATTTACATTAAAGATTGATTAAATCAATAAAAATTTTAAATAACTAAAAGTGAATATACATTTATTTTCAATGATATCTCTAGATGAGAATGAATATCCAGATTTAAATTTATATAGACATTTTATTGATTACTATATAAAGCTAGGTGTTGATCCTAATAATTTTAATATTATACCATGTGGCCGAAAAAAAGCGGAAAAGCGTGTTAAGCTATACTCTCCTGATCTCTGCTATAATACATATCATAAAAATTTAGATGAATTTAGAAAAATAAACGATCAAAATAATATACCAAATCTTGAGTTAGTCTCAAAAAAATACGACATACAAAAAGCACACGATATATTAATAAAATGGCAATGGACAATAGATGATGAAGATTGGATTATTTTACCGGACGCGGATGAATTTAATGATTACGGTCCTTTTAATACTATACCTGAGTGCGCTAATTTTTTAGAAGAAAATAATTATTCTGCCCTGCGTGGCAGTTTTGAGGACCGAGTTGCTGAAGATCTTATTTTACATAAAGTACGTTACCCAGAAGACTTATTTGAGCAATTTCCAAAGAAAGCAAGTATTACGAGATACGTAATTGGAGCTACTTGGACAAAAATTTTATTATTTAAAGCTAAAGTAGAGGTAGGGATTGGGCATCATGATGTAGTGTGGGTACCTGCAGTAAATTCTGCAGAGCGTAAAAAAGTAAATATAAATCGACACGATGAAGACTATTGGAATTATTTTTATGCACCTAAGCCAACTCCCGGTGTTTATGATCCAGATGATATTGATCATAGTCGCTTTAAAGTTCGTCATTTTAAGTGGACTGATACTCTAATACATAGATTAAAGAACCCAAACAAACATAACGAACTATATTATTTATTTAACAAAGACAGAAGAGTGACTAAGGGAATAATTACTGATAACAAATTTGCTATAGATCGATATCTCTCAAAATCATAGTAAATATTATAAAATAACTAGAGATAAAATCAACATATGAATGTAGCAGATAGAAATAACATTACCGCAGAGGAATGGAATGTTCTTTATAATGATTGGGGTGGATGGGAAGGCCAAGGCTCTGGTGATGGGAGCTTTATTGAAAATAATAATTATCTTATCGACTGGCTACAAGCATTTATACAAAAAAATAATATAAAAAACATTGTTGACGTGGGTTGCGGAGATTTACAATGGATGTCT